GGTCACGTCGCGTTGTTCGGCCAAATCCATCGAATCTCGCCCAAGGTGCTCGCCGTTCTCGGCAACCATGCGCAACCGATCAGCTTTCTCTTCGCCATACTGTTGCTCAATGTCGTCTACACTTAACCACTTGGTCTTGATCACTTCGTTCCATGTGGTTGGGTCGTAGTCTTTGGCATCTGGATCAGGCAGGATGTCCAACGGATCTTCTGCTGTGATCTGCACTTCGCCTTCAATGTGATCGTCAAAGTTCATACGAATGTCAAAATACCCACGATCCTGAATTACACCGTCCGCAAACACCTGACTTTCCAAATAATCGTATTGGTTGTTGTCGCTGATCTGCATGTAGAGTTTGGTGAGCACTGCCGCAACTTCGTCTGAGGAGTTACGTCGAGGCTTAAACTGTGTATCCGCACGCTTAGAGGACTGCTCCCCCAGTATGGTATTGACAGTACTCAAAATGGTATTGATCGTAAGATGCGGACGGCCTTCAGAATCCAAAGCGTCGATGTCTTCTTGGGCCCACTGCTCTCCACGATAGTAGCGATCACACTTTATCGCCGTCTTTATGTAGTCGAGGTGGCCCGCATCCCTTGCCCGCACGTAGCGAGCCCAGTTGTTTTCTACGATCTTCCCTTCTTTAAGGGGATCGATTTTTTTTGCCTTCTTGTACGCCATAGCTATGCACTCATCGCTGTTTTACTGCGGTTAGGGGCCATTAATCCTGGGAGCTTATCTCGCCAAGACTCTTCAATTTCTTTCTTATCTATTACGACGGACATTTCGGACATCATTAAACCGATCCAAGCCAAACCATCGACTTGGTCATCATGTACACCGTTCGGGAAACGCAACATTTCGGCCATAAGCCCAGCATTCCACAGTTCAAACTTAGGGAAAAACACCATTCCTTGCTGCATACGTCCCTGAATAGCTCGGGCACGCGCTTCTTTATCTCTTCGACCTGTCTTCAACTCCATTAAGTACATCTCGTAAAGGCCACGCTCTGCGATCCGCTTCTTAAGGAAGGGTCCAAGCGCCATTTCAATGTGTCCGCGCTCTATGCCAACGATCGATGGGCGGTATTCTTCGTAAACGTCGAGTATTTTCTCGACTAATTCGTAACCGTCCCACTTACCACGCTCAACGTGCATGACATACATCTTGTCTTCTTGGTCCACACCCACAACAACCCCAACGGAGTAGTCGTTTCGGTCCGCTTTACCGATCGCAAGGTCCCATGCACAGTAGATTTTGAGTTTTTTCTTGTCTAGGAACTTCTCGCGGTAGTACTTGAACATACCTACTTTGAAATAATCACCTTCATCGGCCACTGGGTTCTGCTGATACAGTGCCGACCAGTCTCTTGGGCCTACCGCCTTCTGAATTCGGAGTAACGCTTCAGCGTCATAACGTGCTGGGTGCAACGGTTCGTACTTTTTACGGTACTTTTCGTCATCTTCAGCGATCGCTGGGTACTTGATCACCTCCCAACTGTCTCCACCGTCCTTTTCCTGCTCCAATAACCACCCCGCAAGGTCGTCATCGTGCCAACGGGTTAGGATAACCAGCACCCCACCGCCCGGTGCGAGTCGTGTATAGGCCGTTGAGGTGTACCAGTCCTTCGCCGTTTGGCGAGCGGTCTCTGATTCGGCTTGCTCACGGTTTTTTACAGGGTCATCAATTACTAATATGTGCGCACCCTTACCGGTGATCGGTCCGCCTACACCTGCAGCCACATAACCACCACCTTTGGTCGTTAGCCACTGCTCAGCGGACTGTGATTCGGGGTCTAATCGGGTTTCAAACAGCGAGTGGTACTGCGTATCACGCAGCAGGCCACGCACTTTGCGCGAGAACCCCATGGCCAACGAGCCAGAGTAGGAACAGGCAATGAATTCGTGATTTGGGTAGCGCCCAAGGTGCCATGCAGGGAAGTTTTTCGACGCCAGCTCACTCTTACCGTGGCGCGGTGGCATAAATAGCATCAAACGCGGTGACTTTTTAGCGGCAACATCGTCTGAGAACTTTTCTAGACGTAGGCAAATGTCTTTATGCACCCAACCAGGAATGTATTGCTCGCTAAATCGCTGAACGAAAGGCAGTAAGTGCCTCCGAGCCAGCTCGCGCTTCGCTAATTCAGCTTGGGCCGCCATTTTAGAGTCAAAAACACCATTCTCGTCTTTAAAATCTGGCTGCTTTCCCAAGTCTTGCTTCTCCAACGTGTCACGTTCTGACTGTTTTAGGCGTTTGTTGTGTAGTAGCTTGTTGGCATGGGCCGCTCTGGCCTTATGCTCGTTTTCTTTTTCTTTCAGGAACGCTTTATGGCGCTTCGGGTCGCTGATAATGGCTTGGAAGGCACGGTGCTGCCCCAGATTCTTGCACTTGGAGCACACTGTGGGCGCACTCGAAGGATCGAACAGGGTCATTGGCCTGTCTTCGTTGCAAAAAGAGCACTTTTTAGTGTCCTTTTTTACCATTGCCAGCCTCCACTTCTTCAAAAACACCATCGATCGTTGATTCAGGGTTAAAGTGGGTGTCACCTAGCCCTGCTAACTTAAGTAAATCCGCATCTGTTGCCGCTTCAATGTGCCGCTCGGAATTGATATTCACACTTATCGTTTGGATCTTTTGTGGCTCGTAGAGACCATGCATTCTAGCGATCTCTCTAAGCGCAGCGACCTCTTCCGTCGCACTACCACTCTTTCTGTGGGCCTCAAAAAACAGTTTTGTAATACTTTCTCGGGTGACCGCAATGCGATCGAACTCTTTTTCCCGAAAGTAGGTCAATGTGCGTTGTATCACAGCGTTGTTCACCAGTTTTGATGAGTTAGCCTGCGAATACCCTGCCGCTTTACCTGCTTCAGTGGTTGAATAGCCTAGCAAGTAGTACCGTACAAACTGTTCTTGCTGCTTCGTCAACTTGGGAAGTACCGCTTGCCCTTCTTCAAAGGCGTCTTCTGCAATTTCCATACTCTTTGGCCTATAAGCACTGCTTATATATTAGTCCGGTCTAGTGCCGAATTTATGTTGAAACAACTGCCAAGCGAAAAACTCAACGTCTTCGTCTCTGGCAACATTCCTGCAGTAGTTGTACATCGTACATACTAGCCGCGTATTCTCGGGCGTATAACCTTGGTCGTTGTCGATCCGATCTAGGCTCGGTGCATAAGGATGCTTCTTATACTGTGCATCTTTACCGTAATCGAACTCTATGCCAGTCTTAACGCACCTATTACCCTGCTCGTCGATCTTTGCTAATACCCATTCTAGGGTAATCGTACAGCAAAGCCCTTTGACTTTTGCCCGTTTTCTAGCGCTACTGAGGATCTGTTTCGGTCGGCCAGACTCACTGTAATAACGGTTCTGGGCACTTCTGTTTTTTTGCAATCGTCTGTTTGCGCTTTCCAACCGAACACCTAAATATATATTAGCAGTGCTTATAGTATCACGTATAGGAATTTTAAAATATTTTTTTGCGTTTTTATCCGCTCCATGGTCGGCGCGGGGGGTTTGGGTACTTTACCCACAGCGCCCCCCTTCCCCCGATTCCGATATTGGAACCTTGTTTTCAATTTTCGTCGTCCGGGACCCCTACCGCTTTTCGCCCCTCGCTTCGCTCGTCGCGTTCGTTTTGTCTCTTTGTCAATTTTGACTTCAAACATTCAAAGGATTACTACCATGCTTAAACTTCTTCTCGTTAACGTTTCGTTCAACCTTCTGCAACTTGTTGCAGCTTCACTCATTGCCTTGGCAATTATGTACGTTGCCTTCTATGTCTTCGGCATAGTCTTTGGACTGCTTCTTTTAGTAGCAGTCTTGCTAGTAGATCGCGTGTACGTGTGGACTCGTCGCTTGCGCGACTTCGTCGCCGAGCGCTCGCTACGCCGTGCGTTCCGCAGCTTCAGCAAGGAGATCTAACATGAGCCACCGCACAAAGCTCTTCGTCTACGCCTTGATCGCTGTCCTTACGGGTGTCTTAGCCCTGCTTGACTCTCGTACTGCAGCGATCTTTGGATGCTTCTGCGTCACCTTTGCAATCCTTTGCATTGATGAAGCTGAGAAGCCAACGCCCAGCGTGCATGACCGTGTACGTGCTAACAGAGCACAGCGTCGTGCTAAGTACTAAGGACAGCGCTGAACGCTCGTGCCTCGCGCACAGCGTTCGTTGCGCATTGTGTCATCAACCAAAGGAGATATGACATGTACGACATCGTACCTACGACTGGCGGGCAAGACCCGCTTGACCTACTGCTAGAGCAAGAGGCCTTAGCAGCATACCAATGGGACTGTGAGTTAGAAGCTGACAGCCCAATACAAAACCGCGAAGAGTTCATTCGCAACAATGCGCAACGTCGCGCACAACTATAAAGGATGTATCCCATGACTAAATTAGCAACCGCAGTAAACGCAGTAACAACGTTCGAGATGACTCCGGCAGTAGAGACCTACTTACAAGAGCAGGTCGATTACTTATCGCAGCAAGCGTGTAACCAACTGGGCACCATTGCCAACTACGCGAACATCGCAGAATTCCAGAAGCCCGCTTCGTTTGAGCAGATGTTCGGCAACGCTGAAGGCTTAGCGCACGATTCTAATCAGCGCACGCTCAAGTACGCAGCTATCACGGTGGCCACCTCACCGGACATGCTGGTGCAACTGAAGCCTTCTGGCGACGTGTATGGTGCCCAGGACGCTGACGGTGTACAAAGCACAGTGTTCAGTGACACGGATCGCAACAAGATTCAGCTCTCTGACTTCGGCTACAAAGTCGTATCCGAGACCGCTGAGCGCTTCGCGAAGACGATGACCAACGTGTCAATGCTCAACGCGAACTTCGGCATCGTGCCCACGACATCGCGCACTGAGCGTTATGAGTTGTTCGTTGCTAACGAGCACGCGAAGAAGCGCAGCAAGCAAGAGATGCAGATGCGCACTGAATCCAAGTTTGCTGAGAACAAGCAGCATAACGATTGCATCGTGCAATTAGTGAAAGTCGCACAAGCAACGTCGCACCTAGTCTAACGACTAGGCACGATTGAAAGGGCCTTTGGCCCTTTTTTTATGTCCCGGTAGCAAGCCCAAGGATCGTCGTGCAATGAGCGCTGGGCAATGAGCAATGGGCAATGAGCAATGGGCGTTGTCGTATGTGTACACTAATCAATGAGCAATGGGCGTTGTTCCATGCCAATAATCAACGCGCTCGGCCCGCTGGGGCATAGTGTCGTTTTTGTCTTGTTTACTTACAAAATCGACGCTGCTGAAAGGAGGCAAAAAGACGCCAAAAATGCCCCGCAGCCTTAGAGCCATATACATAGTTGCTATTCATGCGAAAAAGGTGTCAGCGGGAAGGCCCCACTTAGCGTATATAGGGTATACGCATTTAGTAAAAACACTCCCCAATAGTAACTGGCTTTTTAATACATTACTGGACACTAATATAAGGTTAGCCTTAGAGCTGTATAGCTTTCAGCGGTGACCAGCAGAAAAAGTGATAAAAACGTTGCTGGACAGCAAATGGCGCTAGCCTTAGAGCCATGGACGTTTCAAGCTGTCCAGCAAATGCCCAGCGATCATTGGATTCTGTAATTTGCTGGTCAAATTCTCGTTTGCTGGTCACCACTATACGATATATCGTATACACATGATCATTACTATTCATGTAAGTTATCAAAAGTCTTGTAAATTGCGAGGTGACCAGCAAATCTCAAAATACTGCTGGTCAGCTGGTCAAATTGTCGTTTTTACGACATTAATAGCAGCGCCCAGCGCTCAAGGAGCAGCATATGTTAGAGCAAATAGTCACAGTCGTCACTCAAAAAGAGTTGTGGATGACCCAAGCACCATCATTCAATTTCGAGTTGGATGAAGACGCTTTATTAGTTGAAGCATTGAAACGTGGGTTTGTGAGCAAGGTAGGTAATGATGCCTATCTAGTTAACACAGACTATCAAGCATTGTCAGATCAGTACTAAGGAGAATCACATGACTGAATACAGAGTGGTCATCCCCGACTTCAATGGGGAGAAAGCGTATGGCTCAGCTAAGGAAGCTGAAGACGTACAACGCCGATTTCAGAAAGTAAAAGTACATGCGTGGATCAAAGTGGTAGCAATATCCACTCCACTAATAACTAAGTAAGGAGAATCACATGAACAAATATGTAATGAACGAAGAATCCAGGACTAACTTTCTAAGCATCGATGAGCAGATCAGAGAGCTTATCAACACCCACAGCACCCTAAAACAGGAGTGTGAAGAGGCTATGGAAAGGGCGGACAACGCAGAGTCTCATGCAAACGAAGCTGCAGGCTATGCTGAATCGGCAAAGGAAATGGCATCAGCAGCAGATGACAGCTGCGACAATGCTGAAAGTCAGCTAGAAAAGATCAAAGATCTCTTCAGTCGCGTCACCATTGCCCCCCACGAAGAAGAATCCGAAGTAGACAAGCTCGTGAAGCTCACAGGCAAGTCTGTTGACGAACTTAAGCACATATTGAGGTACGAATGATGAGCCATTACGAAGATGCAACACCGACGTGGAGCGGCCTATTGCCAATCTATCTTGATGTATTGATGAATCCTGATGCAACATTTGAGGATAGAAAGCGAGCTAGAAACACAGTAAGGCACATTGCCCACCTAGCTGATCAACATGTAGCCAAGCTTGCAGAAGAAGTTGCTGCTCTAGAGAAATAAGTCTTGACCTAGTTTATAAGCTAGGCTTATTATAACTACTCACTAAGTATAAGCAGGAGGCATAAAATGCTAAGTAACGAAACACGAACACGATGGTCCTACCCGGCTCTACGAGCCTGGGCTAAGGCCCATAAATTGCCAGATCACCGCATTGACCTCCTAGTCATGGGTGCTCGGAGAGAAAAAGCCCCCTTGTGGGCTGTCGAAAAGCGCAACGGACGCTGGGCATCGCTCACTAAAGATGCCCCTGTCGATATTGAATACTTTTTTGCTCATAACCACACTGAAATGCTCAATTTCGCTCGCGATAAGTTAGCAGCGTAATCAAATCTTGGAGAACACCATGGATATTATCGGTACACACACAGTTGTCGTAGGTGATTGGCTAGTTGACGTTGACATCACTACATTTGACCCCGGATGCCCAGCAGATATGAGCTATGGCTCAGTAGATCCTGGCAGCGACGGCGAATGTCACTTCAATGTGCTTAGCGCAGCGGCAGTGTGCCGTGATAAGGGCGGCGACATGACTCTGTTAGACGATGAAGGCGTAGAAAACGCAATCCTGGAGCAACTATGGCACTAATGTACCCAATAGGGCCCTTAGAAACCAAGAAAAACGGCGGAAACCCCTTTGACCCCTTCAAGGGGGCAGACGCCCATTGGCTAGTGGACGGTGTCTACGATGAAGTCGCAGCTCAATTGCGCATAGAGAAGGCCAACTTAGATATGACGCGTGACAGCATGTATGCAGCGAACATGGCGCGTATAGAAATAGAAAAGCGCCTTGAACAGCGGGCGTTGGCCCTTGAGATAGCTGAATACCACTAAGGAAGACTCTCATGAGTAAAGCAACACGCATGAACCAATGGCATAAAAACGCCTTCAGAGACCCGTTAGAGCTGGACAATAGAACAACGCCGCATATCCAAAAGATGAGTGTGTCAGCGTTCCTGACGCTTTTTGAGGCTATCAAAAAAAAAGCGGGCAATAGGAAACTAGCAGAAGCCGCGATTGGAGTAAACAGCAGCGCGATAGACAAAATGCGCCAAGGCGTACTAACGGTAGCAACAGCAAAAAAGATAATTCAATACCACAAAAAACACTGCTAAGGAAGACTCTCATGGAGAACTACAAAAAAGAGATGCTGTACCGTCTATTAGCGGAATTAGCCAGCGAACATGACATCGGGACGCCCCCATCGGGCAACAGAAAACCGCAGAACAAGAACGACGTCCTCTGGTATTCCTATATGTGCATATGCGACGCCATGTACGGCATCGACAACGATCACGAAGTCAGTGTTGACTATATATGCATGGAGGACACGTTAAGAATGATCCTAAAGACCTGCAAAGTCATCGATGGTGACCCAGATTGGGCGCACAGACGTGACAATCACATCGCACCTAGTGTGTCGAGCCCAGAGTCCCCAAAAAGGCGCGACGAACGTAAAGCCAACTGGGAAACAACCAAAGAGAGCTTCTTTGCAGGCCTACTAATTAAAGACTAGGACAACGCACAATGAGCAAGGATCGACGTAAGAAGTACAACCCACGCAAGCGGGTACAGCGGATAACGACCGCTGCCCTACGCAACACAGCGTTGGTCTTCATAGGCGGTGACGAAAATAAGGTACGTTTCGTCCATTT